GTCGCTTTTGTGTACCCACAGGACCATCCGTTGAATCACAGACTTGTCGAGTGGAGCACGCACCAGACCGAAATCATCGGGGAACTCCAGAAACTTTCGTTTTAGGAATGTCACCTCATCGATCGTTTTGATGCGAAACTCCGTCGACAACTTGTCTCCGGGTGTGATCTTCATTCCGAGTGCGTTGATGTGTGGCAACATTGAGTCACCATTGAACCACTTCGCGACACTCTTCGTTGAGACCTTCAGCATGTCATCACCATAAAGGGCCAGGGACACGTTTTCCCGGAAAGAATCCAGGTTTGCAATCCCATGGCGTCCAGTTTGACGACACACTTTCACCCAGACATAATACGCAAGCATATCATGGACGTCTGTGTTCACTTCTGCAGTGACGGCACAGCCAGACTTATTTCCGCCATATGTCTGGACAATGTGCCCTCCGATCTGAATCTTCATGTGGGCGAGGATGTCCATGAGGGTCCGCCGGACAGTCCATCCAGCCGATCCCCACCGATCGCCGTGCCACGCAGACACTCGGTCAGCATACACTCTGAACCACTCAGCATGAAGCGAGCGATCCCAATCTGTGTAGTCGAAATCTTCGACTGCACTGCCGACCTTCATCAGGTTCTTCTTCAGATCAGTCCACTCTGTGTTGACATCAATTCCCACACATGACGAGATCTGACCAGCCTTGCTGTGCTGCACAGCGGTCCAGACTCCGAAGTACTTGCGAATCATAAAATTCATCTGCATTGGCAGAATGATGAACGATCGCGTCTTCAGATCCCAGACTTTCTTGACTGGTCTCAACTCGTCCTTCAGACAGGCGTAAGCCAGGTAATCCGGCTCTTCACCTTTCTGAAGCATTTGTTCGTGGGTGTCAAACTCCTTCCAGAGCGACTCCTGCATGATCCTTTCCTGGTTCTCATCCATCTCAATCCAGGTGCGCTTACCAGCCTTGCCCTTCGCCTTTTGATGAAGGTAGGGAAGCCCGGGAGACGTATTCAACTCCACTCCTTTCAGACCGTGTCCAACGATGCCGTTAAGCACCTCGTGTCGGGTCAGGAGACGGGGTCGAAGCGTCTTATGCGCTCGCGTGGATTTATCCTCCTGGACAAATTCCGCGAGAATGGTGTCTGCTAACTTTACGTCAACAGTTCCGTAATCGCGTTCATATCCAGACATGGAGAGCTTGAGCACGTCAGTTCCGGCCAATTCCGGATTCGCGCCCCTTGCTCGGGATGAGAGGGC